GTATACGAAGAACCTACTGTATAATAAACAAAAAAAAAGCCGATCATGATCGGCTCTTTTAGTATATGAAGAGGAGATATTAACGATAACCTAAGTAAACTTCTGTCTGAATAACTGGATAAGAAGTATCGAAGTTATTAGATGTTAGAGTTTGTTGGGTAGTTCCAGCGCCTGTTACAACTGTGAAGAGAGAAGAAGACTCATCTGTACATATAACAGCCATTGTTCTACCATTATATGTACTATCTACTCTGAGAGTAGTTCCGGTGAATGCTGAAAGTGTTGCAAAGACCCCGCTACCACTAGCAGGAGAAGTAAGTGTATCAAAGGCAATACCTTTTACTTGTTTTCCATCTACGGTTCCTACTGTTCGTAATTCAACAGTCTTAAATGCACCAGCGCTAGATAGCGATGTATTTAAATTTAATGGTGCAAGACCGAACGATGAAAGTACTTGATTGTTAAAGCTTATTACTGGCATATTATTATTTATTCATATACACATACTTTTACCTAAAAAATAGCTCTGAGAATTTAAACACAAAAAAACTAGGAGGTCTTCGGCCCTCCTAGTTAAAATTTAAAGTTAGTGTACTTATCTTAACGTATATTAGAAATATACGTTTTGAGCTGCTGGCGAGAACGCGATACCTAATCCCTGAACAATAATAACGTGGTAGTAAAGATTAGCACCGAAGATATTATCAACAACGCCATAACGTGTAAGCAAGCCTACGCGTGGAGCGAAATCGTTTGGACCAATGGTTCTTTGTACCATGATAGGAATGTAAGGGCAGTAGATGATACCTGTATCATAGAACTCCGAGCCTTTATAGCCTAGGAGAGCGTACTCGATACCAGTTGAGCCGCCTGAATAGCCTTGTGAGCCATAGACGCCGGTATTTTGTACTTCTGTACGTGTATCACGGTATACCGAGAATCTTCCACCAACGGAACCTACCTTAGCAACACCAACTGGTTGTGTTGAAACGTCACCTTGAACAGGTACCCACTGGAATTCAGGGAGCATTTCAAGGATCGCGCAAACACGTGGTGTAGCAACGATGAAGTTAGCAGCACCGCGTCTGTTACGAACTGCGATTCTGTTTGCTTCAATGATAAGTCTTTGATAGAAGTCTCTGTTTCTCTCAACGAGCCATCTGCCATCGGCAGATGCTGGGGACCAGAATGAGTAACCTGCACCGAAACCTGCGTTAAGGGCGGATTGAATCATTCTAACGATCATTTCACGGTCGATCTCAGCTTGGATCTCATACGACATTGCGTTTGTGATCTCAGCATCGATATCGATACCATTCATGTTCTTAAGGTCTTGTTCCAGTTCAACGGACCAGCGAGCGCCAAGTCTGCGAGTACCAGCTTCAACAGCTGTTTTCTCAAACTTAACTTCTACTTGTGGAATGTTGCCAGTAATTTCAAACGCAGACAAGATTTGAGCTACGCCCTGATCTTGTTGTGCGAAAGTCCAAGCACCAGTAGCACCAGAAAGTCTTGAAGAAGACGAACCAGTGAAACGAGTGTCGAGGAATTGGTAGCCAAGCTCTGTGTTGCCAGAATAACCAGCATTGACACCAGGAACGTTGCCAGCACCACCAGGGGTAGTAGCATCGAAACCAGAACCAAGACCAGTAGAATTGTACTGATAGCGGAGAGCGAAAGCGAGACCAACTGGACCGGACATAGGCTGAACGCCTACGATCTCGTTGGAGATAAGCTCAGGAAAAGTACGACGGATCATCGGAATGAGGATCTTAGGGAGACGTGCATCACCAGGCGCATAGTTGTCACCGGAGTTTACAACACCATTACCTGGGCTGTATTGACCTCCAGCGTTACCACCAAACGCGCTGTTTGAGCTTGACTCTTGAATGCACCATTGTTCTTGGTTCTCAAGAAGAATAGCGGTATTCAAGCGTTGATTCTCGTCTTTGATTTCCTTAACCGAATCGGAGGTATAGTTAAGAACTGGTGCCCACTTCTCAAGAAGTGTCTCAGCTCTTGCTCTATCTACGAATGCTTGTGTCGGACGAATTTTCATATTGCTTTTTTTCCTTTCAAAAAAAACTCAGGTCATATAGACCTCATTGTTCAGGGTGAAATTATTTATACCGTTGTAATTCGGTTACGTAAGGGTTATTCTCAGGAGTTTTAGTAGGAGCTACTTGTTTAACAACTGGAGCGTCAGCCTTTACTTCTCTTTTGGTAAAAGCTTGTTCTTTAATAATACTTATTCTCTCTTGTTCTTTTTTGTCAAACAATCTTAAAGTATAATCAAAGTTTTCTTCGATAAACTTAGGAGACTTATCACTAAGAACTCTCTTAATGTATTCTCTTTTCTTATCTGAAAGACCTACTGTCTTGGATTCAAGAATAAGAGCAGATTTTGTTTTAGAGTAATTCTCTTTAATAATAGTATTCTCTCTAGAAAGCTCATCTACTTTCTTAGCAAGCATATCGATTTGTTTTTTACCATCTACAACAGCATCTTGAACAGACTCGCTCATAAGAGCTGAATCAACTGCTAAAACTTTACGTAAGTTACTTAAAACAGTCATAGCTGTTTTGTTTTTAGTAGCCTCGTTAATAGCTTCAGTTGGAACTGCTTCATTAAGAAACTCTTCTAAGTAGTTAGAAATAGACTCAACTAAAACGTCTTTAAAGCCGTTAGCTTCTTTTGAAAGTGCCTTTTCATACATCTTAACAACTTTCGAAAGCTTTGAGTAGTTATCTTTATCGATAGCCTCAACAACTCTTTTAAGCTTTGTAGTATGATCTTTATCGATTGCAGTAATTAACTCCTGCAATTTCTTTGCATAGAGATCATCTTGTTCTGTTAATGCAGATTCAACGTTAAGTTTAATCTTTTCTGTAAGCGCTTCTTCAATAGCTTGAAGAGACTCTTCTGTCAAGACTTGTTTAGCGTCGTCGGTTATTAATGTTGATACGTTCATATATTAAAAGAGTGGTTTATCAAGTGAAGTAGCAATTCTTGCTTTAAGTTTGCTGTCAATTACTTGCTGTAAATATTTATGAGCAAGAGCGTAATTTTTTGAAGAAATTGAGTTAATAAAGTTTTTAATATTAGCAGACTCTTGAAGAGTACTTAATTCTTCTTCACTCTCTACATTAACTTTTGTGTTAACTTGTTTAGACATACTATTATTTATATCGAACGTAAGAATTTTATGATATGTTCTCTTAAAAATTCATCTACTCCTCTTACAGGTAATTTACTAATTGATTTAGCAAAGGTATCATAAAATTCTTCATACCTACCGTCTTCAGCGACAACCCACTGCTTTGATTCTAAAATACCGTTAACAAAAGCTTTAGGGTATGAAGGATCTGCTACACAATCAACTGCAACAAGTTTGAGATTTCTCACTATATTATGACCAGAATTTTCTTCAAGTGTACCAAGAGCTCTGGATGACATACCGACTTTAACACCATCGTTAATTAAAGATTTAACAATTAAGCCGCAAGGAGTTGAGAGAACTTTTGACTTGCCGAAGAACACGTTATTGTCTTCATATAGTTCGGTAACTATATGACAAGCTCTTTCTAGATCAACGTCAGCAGATGCAGGGTGATTAAGTTCTCCCATAGCTCTTCCTGGTTGGACCATTTCTTCGTTATATCTCTGTACTTCACGACGAAGCTCGTCAATAGGGTATTTTCTATTGTTTTTATTAACACCTTCCGCCATCATGTAAGGTCCTTTAATGTAAAGGGTAGATGGTGAATTTCTATTTGATTCTTCAACTACGTATTCGAATTGATCCTCAAGCGTTGGTTTCTCTACTAATAAATTGAGCTTTAATGCCATATGTATATTTATGGTTTAATTGCAAAAATCTATTACTTTAGGTCTTTTTCTGTTAATATTAAGAACTCTAAACCTTTTTTGTTACAAAATTCTCTAGCAGCTGCCCATTTAGCTTGGTTTTTAACATACATAGTCTGTTCATATATTAAGTGAGATTTTTTTCTATACTTTACTGTAGGAGGATTTATTTGTGATGATGGTTTAATTTCTATGAGATATCTTTTGATTATATCACCCTCCTTTATAATTACAAAGTTATCAACATAGTATTTGTGAACTCTACCATCTAATGGAGATACGTAAGGTACTACTATATTTTCACTACCCCACTTTAATACATTAGTATTATTATCACAAAACCTCATGAACTTTAATTCCAAGCCTGAGCGGAATACTGCTTTTGTACCTATAAATTTATCTTTATTTACAGGTGTAAAGATTCCTTGCCTGTACTTAGAACTCATTGTGTCTCAATTAGTTACCCGACAAAAAAACAGGCAGGAGCAGAATCTCCAAATCCTGCTGAAGCACCTGTAAGAAGCATTTGTTCTAATTCTTTTTTCTCGCTAAGACCTTCTTGGAGAAGATCAAAGTTTAAAGTACCACCTCCGAGTAAGCTTACGCCAGAGAACTTACCTCTTACACGACCAATAGTTATCTTAGAAAGTGCTAATGCATATTCATATACCCACTGCTCTTTAACTAAGTCTCTAATAGGTCTTTCAAGGTAACAGGAAATAACACCGTAGAATCTACTTGATCCCGGTTGAGGATACATCTGTAAGTATTGAGTTCTTTCATCAAACTTAAGATCTCTACGTATCGCTAATAACTTCTCTCTAGTATCTAACCACTCTTTAAGAGTATACCATGATACGAGGTCGAACCCATAGTTACCCATAGCATAACTAAAGTATGTTTGTTGCGCGAGAGTCTGTTCAAGAGTAAAGAGAGTATTAACACCTTGATTGGAACCTTCTTCAAATTCTATAACTGATATTACCTTTCTATAATCCATTACATCATAATCGAATACGTTAGAATATTCAACTGCAGTAGTATCTTGTGATTGAAGAGAAACACCACGCTGTACTGATTCTCTAAATACACTACTTAAACTAGTATTGTATGATGTTATTGAACTATAAAGAGTTTGATCTACAATTTCAAACTCATTTAATCCAGATTCAAAAACACTAGATAGTGAAGATGAAGAGGAGAATACAGAAGAGTTTATAGCAGACGTGCTAATATATACAGCTTGCGGAATTTCAGCTGTAAAGTCTGCACCAGGCCATACTGGTGAGTTAGATACCTTTTGTGCATCAGTAAGTCCTGCTTTAGCTAGAGTAAATAAATGATCTAATCTTATACCTTTATTTTTCTCATATAGTTGTGAGTTAAAGATTAAAAATTCTTGTGTAAACCCTGCAAATTTAGAAAAATATTCAACAGCAATCTGTATATTATTAAAGAGTTGATCTTGGTGTATCTCTAGAGTTATAAGAGGATACCCAAGAGATCTTTTAATTCTATCACCAAGATCATTAAAGGTCTCTAACTTGTTATTTAAGTTAGTTGACTGAAAGGCAGAAACAGGTAATACTTCACATACTAAAGACATACATATATTTAGTCTTTATGCTGCGGGTGTAGGTGTTTCAGGAGGCGCTTCTTCTGCCGGAGCAGGTACTTCACCTTCAGGCGGGGTCGCTTCAGCTGCAGCTCCACCTCCGAAGTCTGGTGGTAAACCTCCACCTATATCAGAGCCTCCCATATCACCCCCCATATCACCCTCTGCTGCTCCACCAGATATATCTTGCGCTATTATTTGTTCTTTCCAGGCAGGTCCTAGAGTCGTTATTTGTTGAAGCTCCCAAGTAAGTTCTGCATCTTTTCTTAGGAATTCTCTATTAGCAAGAATATCTTTATCCTTCCAACCTAGATATTTTTTCTGCGCATATGTTTTAGATACAAATTCATTATTTGCAATAGATGTGAAGTTTTGAGCTTTTTGCTCCAAGCGCTGACTTTCACGCATTTCATAGAAGTTAGTAGGTACGTTAAACATTACTTCTATATTCTCTTCTGCTAAATCAAACTTATCCCATAAATTTTTAAGTTTTAAATGAGTAACAAAACCTCTCTTAATACCAGCTGCAAAACGTTGTTGCTGTCTAATAATAAATCTAGCGAATTTTAACTCTTCACGTAAGATCTCTGTACCATCTTTAAATGCATCTTCTGGATCTAATCTAGATGTAGGTACTTTAAGTGATCTATAAAGCTTCTTAATGAAATACATTAAGTCGGCTAACTCACCTAGATTCTGACCGCCCGCTAATTGAGATACAGATGAACCCTCTGAACCAGCTCTCTTTGGAAACCAGAATGCATCTAGCATCGATTGTGGGCTAAACTTCTTAACTACATCTGCTTGGTCTATATCAAATGTTTTTGTAGACCAGTAATTACTAATTAACTTCTTAAGATAAGCTTCTGCCTTAGGAGCAGACATATTACCAACATCAACATTGAATACTAGGCGCTCTGGAGCTCTAACAAGTCTATAAATGACAATAGCATCCTCAATAAGGGATAACTGTCTATAAGGACGTCTAGCATTTTCTAAGAATGGTAAAACCATATTCTTAGTTTCATTCATAACACCGGAGTTTATATAAATGATCTGGTTTTCGTCTAAAGGAATAAACTCAACACTTTCTTGTCTATCAGGTCTTAGTGGGTCGAAAATAGGCTTTTTATAGACAAAGCCTTTTACCATCATGTTCTGAATATTGTTATAAACCGGGTCTATAAGTTCAGCAGGTAAATTAATAGCACCTAAAACACCTTCATCAATATAATCTTTATGAATAATAAGTTCAAAGAATAACTCACCCTCTACAAGAAACTGTCTAAAATATTGCCATCCTCTGTTTTTAAAATCAAAGTAATTAGAAAATTTACTAAACTCTTCATCTATAATCTGTTTATCACTACCAGATATATCAAGATTTTTATACTTTAAATTAACCTCACTACCATTTTCATCTGTGTTTATAGCTTCGTCACAAATCTCATCTAACGCATCCGCTACATCAGAGTAAGCAGCCATAATACGGTAATCTCTAAGCCTTGCACCTTTATTTTCTTGCAGGTTAGCGTACATTACCTGACCAAAGGAAGTATCCTTATCCATTGATCCAATAGGTACATTATTATACTCGTTGGACATCGATATAGAGTTCTTAGCTAGAGCTTCAGAACGTCTTAAGCCTACATTTGCGAAAACCCTATATTTTGGATTAAGGTTATCATCTTCTGTATCGATTATGTTAGAATAAGGTAGTTTATTTTTAACATATGCCATTAAACTTCTACCGAAAGTAGACGATCTTCCATCGTTTGACACATAATTAGAGTTTCGGTTTGGTGAGGTATCTGCCATTTAAGTATATATATTTAATCAAGCTTTCGTAAAAGTAAAGCTATTTATATTATAAGTATTAGCCCATCCTACAACGTTATTTACAACTATATTAAATGTACCAGCACCGCTTAATTGACTTAAATTAAGAGTCATAATATTATCACTTAATACATTATATTGCGAGGGTGCTAAAGCATAACCGCTGGTAGCTCCTGTATACTTAGAAGATACAGAAGAAAACGCTGTAGTTAGGGAGCTAGTCGTTGATGAACTTAATAGTACTGCATCCGTCCTACTAAAGTTAGTACCGTAAAGTATATAGGAGTTATAGCTAGTGATTGTTTTATTAAGAGTGAAGTTTGAAGTAATCTCTACAAGTCCACCTGAAGTATTATAGAAAGCATTAGTTATAGTTGGAATTGCAGATAGACTAACTGTCTCTGTAATATCAGCTTCTTCAAATAAGCTTTCGTAATTAACATCTGTTATTAACATCTCACCCCTTGTGGATATAAAGTTTGTATCTATAAAATATATTTGATTAGATAATTCATTTATATTTCTAAACAACCAACCCTTTATAGTGAAGCTAGTATCTGCTACAATTCTAAATTTTTCTGAATAAGCGATATCGGTAGGCTCAGTCATACTAATATTACCACTCCATAAAACTTCAGACCTTATCTCAACAACTTGCGAGTTAATACTCGTAGGCTCTTTCCAGGAAATAATAATGTAAGGATTATTATATGGTACGAAGTTAGAAAGAATTTGATCCATGTCCTGCATGTATCTTGCAAGGATAGACATACTTACCTCAATATTAATAGGTACTGGCATTAATAAAGAGCTCTTACCGTAGTCACCTGTTTTATTATATAAGTTATCTAACTTATTAAAGACACGAGAATTATCTCTACTTATACTAGTAACGTTAACTGCTACCACCGGTAAAGTAATATTTTGAGCTTTATTTACAATATCATACATTACTCGCTGCTTAGGAGCAAGAACATATCTTACTTCAACAGTCTCCTTGACCACTCTATCTTTATCAAAGCGCTTAATAACGACATCATCAAACGCAGCAACGAATTGCGTAAGTAAGTCTTTAATTTCAAACGAGTAAGTGTAATCTTTCATATCTGTCTTAAAGTATCTAGACCTATTTAGATACTTATACAGATATATTTAATCTCTCTCGCTATTATACAAACCTGTCTAAAAAATACTTCGGTATTTTATGCTTATTCTTTATAACAGCTTCAATAATTGCAGCGTCAAGAATATAGGTTACGCAATGATCCTTATGAGATCTAACACCGCGGCCGCAAGACTGAATCAATGAGCTAAGCATTTTATTAATATACCAATTCGAATCTAACTTCATCATCCTTTCAACTCTCTTATCTGTAGTAGGTAGATATGGAGCTTTAATAATAACTTGAAACCTTGCTAGATCACCTTTTAAATCTACACCGTGAGACATTGACGGTGAAGCTAATATAGTAGGCTCAGTACTATTTAAGTGCATTTCTAGAATGTTCTCATTCCTTACACCTGGCTCTCTATACAAAATCCTATTATCTTTTAGATTATCCTGTAAATGCTTAGTTATAGTATTAGTTTGAGTATGAATAATACCTTTTACACTTGCGTGATGATCGCATATTTCTTTAATCTGCTTAACTACTTTTGGTAGATTGGATGCTAGGTTAGCATAATTAAGCTTTATTTTTGTATTAGCATATATAGGAGCTTTTTCTGCATCAAAAGTAGAATCAGCTTCAATATATTTAAATTTAGTAATACCTAAGGTCTTACAAAAGTTAGCAGGATCAATAATAGTAGCTGACATTAAGACAACTTTATCAGCGTAATCAAAAATATGATTAGAGAGTTTATCAACCTTAAGAGGAGTAAAATTAACACCGGTAGAATGTCTCTCTATAATATACTCACTATCATGCCATGTATCTAATAAAGTCTTAATCTTTGACTGTAAATTAAGTAGAACAAATAATTCTGTCTTTCTTTCATTAAGAAAGAGACTCGACTTAGTCTCAGTCTTAGTTAAAATCTCCTTTAATTCAGTTACTCTGTCTTCAATATCAGATAGCATCATACTTAACCATCTGCCTACTTTACCGTAATCACTATCACTAGGAAGAGGTTTAATAATTACTTCAGATTTTTTAAGCATTTCAAAATTAATCTGACAAGAAAACTCTTTGACGAACTGATCTTCTAATTCAGAAGCCTCATCGCAAATAATATACTGTTTATGCTTAACATGCTCAGGTAAAGCGAAGAACATATTATAGTTGAGAGTTGCGAAGTTAGATAATATAGATTTATTACGTGCCTCATAATAAGGGCAAGACTTTTTAGTCCAGCAGTCCTCCTTAATAGATTTTACCAACAAGCATGGAGCATTATCAGCAGAATAATTTTGATCGTATGAACATTGATAGTTAGATTTACCCTTTAAAACATCAACGTCTGAAAAAAGATCCTTATACTGGTCTTGAAGAGCCTTTGTAATAGTTAAAGCAAAAGCACCAAACGGTCTCTCTTCTTCATAAACGTCTTCGCACTGATAACCACCAGTTTGCGTTCTCTTAAATATATTATAAGTATTTACAGCGCTAGTAAAATCCTTGCTACAGGATCGAGATTGATTACCTAGTGTCTTTGATACAAACGATTTACCAGATCCAGTAGGAGCACTACATACCACAAACTTATAACCATCTTCAAACGCCTGTTCGATATTGCGCAAAAGTTTTACTTGTTGCTCATTCGGAGTAAAACCTTCCGGAAAATTATTAAGAATACCTACCATTAATAATATTATAACATAGTTCCTTTTAATTTAAAGGTATTATATTAACAACATTATCGTAAATTTTATTTGATGTAGACTTACTAACACTTCGTAAAGTGTTGACAGTGCCTGTATGGTTGTTGCAGAGAGATGATATCTTATAATTGAGAGTACAGTTACCTGAAGGTTCTTTATCCATTAAAAAGGGATAAGGTAACTCTAATATTTTTGTAGTCTTTTTATCAGTCTCAATGTAGAATCTAATAAAATACTGCTTTATATTGAATAATGTAAGCTTTCCTGTCTTGAGGATTTTATTATTGCATTTAATAATAACTTTTGACTGCAGGTAATCCTGAAGCATTTTTGTATAAGATTCCATATTCATGATTCCATAAACAGCATTTTTTGCTGTGTGCTAAGATTATATATTTTATTATTAAAATAAGTCCAGAACTCCTGATTAGCAGGAATTTCTTCTAAAACAACTGCAGTATCAGCTGGTATAACTCTATAATCCTGCATTAAAATATCCCACACTACGCAGGCATCTTTAATACTCTCGTTAAACTGCTTACCTGTTTTAGGTGGTCTATAATTCAATACTATTCTACCGTTTGTAGAATTAAGTAAGTCAAAAGACTTCGTACACAATATTCTCCGCGTGGCAGGTTTACCAGGTTTAGGGTTTCTTCTAATAAACCTAATGTCGAGAACATTGTTCAAGAGAAGATTATTTAGGGTTTGAACTGATACTGCCATTTTCCTTAGGGGCGCAAATACCGAAAATTCTATTTTCATTAAGGAAGACAGCTCCATCAGCTTTACCGTAACCGGCTATGTTGATATTGGAGACTGTAACACCTAAATTATTAGGAAATATTACTATATCTCCTACCTTCGTATATTTAACTTGTGGGCCTGCTAGAATAACTTTTGCTTTACGCCAAGCTTTATTCAAAGCGTTAGAAGGAATGTAGATACCGTTTCTATTAATACCTTCACCATCTTCAGTTGTGTCAACGTATTCAACTAAAACAATATCATCAAAGATAAAGTTAAGTTCATAATCATCTAGACCAAAATCTCCGCTTGAGTGAGATGATAAATCGATAAGACTTCGTGTAGGTGTTAAATGATCAATACTTGCTTGTGCCATAAATTTATTTAGCTAAGCTATTGTATAAATCAACATACATTTGTACTTCTCTTTTAGAAAGCATATTATTTTTAGATATTACACCGATATTTTCATCTTCTTCTGTAACTTCTTTTTTCTTTTTAATATAGCTTATTCGCTTAAACTTAGATCGAGGTATCAAGTTAGAATATAATTCATACTGATCTTCTTTATTATCGAATATTGAGCTAAACTTATTTAAAGTTTCGTTTACAAAGACAGCTTTCGTCTTATCATAAAACGAAAGCCATCTATTAACCATATATGGAGTAAACGATTGAAGAGTATCTGCATCAGGTCTTTCTTCTTTCTTTTTATCGTAGAGAAGAGCTTTTAAGATATCAAAGAAGTTCATACAATGATCTTTGTAGTAGCTATTTGTATGTCCTTAATTTCATTTTTAAAATAATCCATAACACGATATATAAATTCTTCTACCTGGTCATCAGTTAGTTTAGTACTATATGCAAAGCCTGGAGCTTTATTACCTGCATTAATATTAATACCAGTATGACCTATAGCTACATTCTCTTTTGAGTATGTAATAGATACGCTAGCCTTACCGATTGAGTGCTGCTTCTTATCAGAGCCTCCAATAAAGGTATCATGAATCATAATATCATCACCTTTCATCTCGATCGGCTTCTTAACAAAGATATTAAGGACATTTGCAATAGCTGCGTTAAACAATCTTTGGAAAGCTACAGCTCCGATAGGACACAAGTTAGGAATCTCCCAGCAGAAATTAACCGCGTCATCACTAAAGATAAAGTCCTTACTCAATGAGTCCTCTAGGTCAATAAGGTTATCACTCACATACATAGGCGCTCTAAACGCTACAATATCACCATAAGGTGATACATTTTTCTTAAAGAATTCATATGCAAAACGCTTATGAATTAAGCTACCATCGTAAATAGGTTGGTTTATAATCATATAGTAATTATAATATATAGCTCTTACAATTCAACTATATTAGTTTATTGCCAGTCAATAACTGTAATACCTTTTTGCGCGAATTGATTTAAAATATTAATTTTTCTAGTATAATCAGATTCTACGTGAGTATGAAATTCGCAATAGATTTTTTTAAATCGTAAATCGTTTAAAATAATATCGTCAAGAATATTATACTCTACACCTTCTATGTCCATTTTTAAGATAGTATTTTCCGGGACGATATCAAACTCACGTACAATTTTTTCTATAGTGGTGCTTTCTATTTTATAAGTGTTAAACTTATCAACATGCATATTACATTTAGATAGACTAGATCTGAGATAATTTTCACCTAAAATAGTAGCTCCGATATCTGAAGAAACATCACTACGAGTTATTAATTCTACTCCTCCATCATGTAAAGATATAGCTTTTTTGACAAGAGTCGCATTAGCTATATGCTTTATTTTATTCTCAATTTCAGACCAACATTCAGGATTAGCTTCAACAAATATTTTTTTAATTTCATCTCCTGATATATCTTCATACTTCTGAAGATGTTCGTATCCTCCTAATGTATTACATCCTAAGTCCAGTAAAGTATTCATTTTATATTTCGTTTATAATTTTTTTAAGATTTATTTGTAAAAAGTAATCTTCAAGATATAGATTATTTTCTAAGTAATCAATATTAAGGTCTAAATTATTAAAGTCATTTACATCTTTAAATAATAGAACGTTTTCGTTTTTTAGTTCGTCATACCAATCTACCATATCATCTGTATATTGTTGTATTACTATACATCCTAACTTTAAGGCTTCGTAAAATCTTAAATTAATAAACTCACCTGTACCAAGAGGGTTAAGTATAAATTTCGATGAGTTAACAATATCAATAAACTCTTCATATGAGTACTTGCGATCAGTTTTAATTATATTAACTTTATTATTACTGTTTTTAATTTCATTGAGTATATTACCTCTAGTAGGATAGAACTCGTTTATTTGACCTATAAAGACTATAGTATCTTCTTTATTAGATTTGGATGATGGTAGGCAAGTATCCTTAGATAAAAACTGCTTATTAATAAAAGGTAAGTTTAATCTTTTTGCATCCTTAACATCAGATACTAACTGAATTCGATTTTTAATTTTTTCTACTCCTTGTTGTATGGTTTCATTCCATGGAAATTGACTGTCAAATATTTTTTCAAAATTAAAAATCACCGTTTTTATGTTTCTGCTATTTAGACAATCTATAAATGTATCATTTAACCATATATTTTTATGCGGTATATAATGTTCATCTACTATGAATAAAACCTGTATGTCTAAAAGGTCTTCTACAGATAAAATATCTTTAAAATCTGGCTGTAAGTAGTTAGTCAGAGCTAACCTAAAATTATTAAAAAGGCTATGACCTACTTGACTTATATTATCTTGACTTATTATACCAATCATAAATTTATTTTTTAAGAAGTATCCAGGTTATTATAGGATTCTCTATTTCGTTTATACCAGGGTTAGATAATTGAGTATAATCGCTCCATCCAGGATTTCTAGTCCATAGATTTATATGATATTCAACATTACCCCACTGACCTACTTCTAATATCTCAAATCCTAACTGATAAGCTATAGCTACTAATCCCATAGGAGTAAACCCTGTATAGTAATGATATGGTTCGCTATGAGGTGCGTTGCAAGCTGGTACATTTATATATAAATAACCACCATCACTCATATGGCTTTTTATGTTATTTAAACACTGGTGTGGATTGTATACATGCTCTAAAGTCTGATGTAAGCAAACGAAATCATAATCCTTTTTAGGTAAATTAAGTGCGTGTAAATCACAGTTTATAGGATCCTCATCGTAATTAACTTTATGTATATTTTTTACCTTACCATCTAGATACTCTAGCTCAGGGTCACTATCATAATTAAAAATTAATAAATCATTTATTTTAAATTTATATTTTTCTATATAG